TTCCTGAACACCGGTGCGGCCGGCGGCGTGCCGACGTACCTGAACTGCTTCTGGCAGCGCGACGCGATCGAGCTCCTGCCTGGCCGCTATGCGGTTCCGGCCGATGCTGGCGCGGCGGTCATGCGCGCGACGACCGATCAGGGCATCGAACTGGTCATGCAGAAGCAATACGACATCAACACGATGAAGACCCGATACCGCCTCGACACGCTGTTCGGCGTCGTGAACAAGCAGCCGGAGATGTCCGGCATCATCTTGTTCTCGCAGACCTGATAAGGAGGACGAGACAATGCCTGACCAGAAGATCGTCTATCCCTACGGGGAAGATGAAGTCACGCTGGGCGCCAACGAATCGTTGACGCTCAGCACCACGGGCGAGGGCTTCTACAAGGTCTACCGCAACGTCGGCTACCCGAACTATCCGAACAGCTACTCGCTGATCGGATCGGGCGGCGGCACGGCGTCGGCGACCTTCGGCCCATACTCAACCGGCGCCGTCCTGAAGATCGAGTCGGGTGCGGATCCAGTCTACTACGCCACCGGCACCGGCCTCGCGGCTGGCGGCGCGTCGTCTCCGATCGTCCCGCCGTTCTTCCCGGCGCCAGCGGTCGGCGTCATCGCCGAGTACTTCAACGACTTTTTCTCGGCGCAAGGCCTGAGCACAGACTGCACAGACACGATCGACTGGGAGTTCACGATCCTCGAGGCGGGTGCCGGCGACGCTGCCTGCGCCCTGATCGACGGTCTCGGCGGTCAGGTCAAGTTCACCAACGACGCCAACGACAACGACCGCATCGTTGCCAGCAAGAAGGGCGAGGCCTTCCGCTTCACGGCGGGAAAGAAGCTCTGGTTCCGCGCGCGCTTTCTGGTCTCCGACGCTGACGATGTCGATGCGTTCGTGGGCCTGGTGATCTCGACCGCCACCGATCCAGCCGGCACCGCGCCGACCGATGGCGTCTGGTTCCAGATCACCGAAGGCAGCGCCGCTCTGCAGTTGAAGGTCGCCAAGAACTCGACCGCGACCACCACCAGCGTACTGACCGCTGCCGACGATACCTTCGTCGACGTGGCGTTCTACTACGACGGAGTGGACTCGATCGACATCTTCGCCAACGGCGCCTACGTCGCCACCAGCGCGGTGACGAACCTGCCGGACGATGAGGATGTCGCGGTGTTCTTGGCCATCCAGAACGGCGCGGCCGGCAACGATTACCTGACGGTCGATTACGTCTACGCGGCGCAAGAGCGCTGATCCAACAGGGGGCGGGCTTCGGCCCGCCCTCGCCACATAGGGGACATCGATGCCGCTCAAGAAGGGCTATTCGCAGAAGAGCATCTCCAAGAACATCTCCATGGAGATGAAGAAGGGGATGCCGCAGAAGCAGGCCGTGGCTGTCGCGCTGTCGACGGCGCGCAAGGCCAAGATGGCGGCTGGCAAGCCGATGGGCAAGCTGGCCAAAGGCATGAAGAAATGATCGCGCTGCCGGCGCTCGTCTATCGCTGCCCAGGCCCGTTTCTTGGCCCGCAGGGCACGACCTACGCGACGCAGCGCGTCGTGACTGAGTCCGAGCGCCTGGTGGCCCTGGGCGAGGGCTGGCACGCGACCTTGCCTCAGGCCGTCGAGGATTTCCTGGCCGAGCCGGAGGATCTGATCGAGCATGTGGATGACCCGGACAAGCCGGTGCCTGCGGACGACGATGCGCCGCCGACTCGTGCAGAGATGCTGGAGAAAGCAGACGAGATCGGATTGCGCGTTGACAAGCGATGGTCTGACCGGACCCTCGCAACCCGTCTCGCCGAGGCGCTTGCATGAGCTACAGCAAGCGGCAATTTGTGGAAGCGGCGTTCGAGGAGATCGGCCTGGCGGCCTATGTCTACGACCTGACGCCGCAGCAACTCGAGTCGGCGCTCCGGCGCCTCGACGCGATGATGGCGACCTGGAATGCGCAGGGACTGCGCCTGGCCTATCCGCTCCCGTCGAGCCCAGAGCTGAGCACGCTTTCGCAGGAGACGGATGTTCCGGACCGTGCGAACGAGGCCATTATCCTGAACCTGGCGATCCGCCTGGCCCCTTCGTACGGCAAGGTGGTGATGCCGGAGACGAAGGCGACGGCGCGAAAGGCCTATGACGTGCTGCTCGCGCGGGCGACGCATCCGATCGAGAAGCAGCTGCCCGAGACGATGCCGGTCGGCGCCGGTCACAAGCCATGGAACATCGACCAGCCATTCTTTGACACGCCGGTCGACCCTGTCCTGACCGGGCCGGAAGGCCCGCTCACACTGTACTGAGGAGCGCGCGCAGGATGCCGACCATCAATGAACTGCCGCTCGTGTCGGGCCTGACGCTCGGCGACAACCTGGTGATCTACTCGCCGAACAACGGCGACACGCGCCGGGTGCCGCTCTCGCAGCTGCTGACGTTCTTTCAGCAGACCTTTGCCAGCCCGACGCTGGCCACAAACATCTACACGCCTGGAACCGGGTTCAACATCGCAGTGCCGACGCCGGTGGCGCAGCAGCAATGGATGCTGCTGCAGCCAGCCGGGACGCTCGCCACCGGCACGATCACGCTGCCGCTGAGCACGAGCACGCCCGATGGCACGGAGATCCTGATCACGACGACCCAGCAGATCACGGCGTTCGCGCTGGGCCTGAACGGAGCCGCAGCCGCGTTCGGCGACCCGACGACGCTGGCCGCGGAGGATCTGTTCCGGATGCGGTACGTCACTGCGACCAACTCTTGGTATCGGATCGCCTGAGGAGATCAAAACAATGGCCATTCTCGCTCCTTTCCAGCCGCGCTTCGGCGCGGGCATCGTGGTGACGCCGGCCGCTGGCAGCGCTGCATCTGCGATCGGCCAAGGCAACAAGCAGATCCACTTCGCCAATCTGACCAGCGCCGTCTGCTATGTCTCGATCGGCTATTCCGGCCTGACGGCCTCGACCGCCGATTTCCCGATCCCAGGAAACTCGACTCGCGTTCTGTCGAAAGACGAGGACATGACGCATGTCGCTTACATCTCGGCGGCCGGGACCACGCTCTCGATCATCCCTGGCGAGGGCTGGATCTGATGCCGAAGGATCCTCGCCTCGAGCGCGCGGGCGTTGCCGGCTACAACAAGCCGAAGCGCACGCCGTCGCACCCGACGAAGTCGCATGTCGTCGTGGCGAAGGAAGGATCGAAGATCAAGACCATCCGATTCGGGCAGCAGGGCGTTTCTGGCTCGCCGCGAAAGGAAGGCGAGAGCGCGGCCTATCGCGCACGGCGCGAGAGTTTCAAGGCGCGCCACGCCTCGAACATCGCCAAGGGCAAGATGTCCGCGGCGTACTGGGCCGATCGCGAGAAATGGTGATTCATGGCCTACGACAAGCCGGCGCTGCGCGAGCGCATCAAGGACCGGATCATGGCGGCCGGCAAAGGCGGCCAGCCAGGCCAGTGGAGCGCGCGCAAGGCGCAGCTGCTCACGCAAGCCTATGAGAAGGCCGGCGGCGGCTATTCGGGCGGCCGCACGAAGGCGCAGAAATCTCTGGTGAAATGGACGCGCGAGGACTGGGGCACAGGCTCCGGCAAGCCCAGCACGCAAGGCCCTAAGGCCACCGGCGAGCGCTACCTGCCGCGCAAGGCGCGCGAGGCGTTGAGCCCGCAGGAGCTCGGCGCGACCAACCGCGCCAAGCGCGAAGGCATGGCGAAGGGCAAGCAGTTCGTGGCGCAGCCTAAGAAGATCGCTGCCAAGACCGCGCGGTCGCGCTGATGCAGATCCCGATCCTGTCCGGCATCTACACCGACGCTGCGGCGGATTTTCGCACCGGCTATCCGGTCAACCTGGTGCCGGTGCCGAAGGAGTCGGGCATCTCGGCCGGCTATCTGCGGCCGGCGGACGGCCTGGTGCAGTTCGCGACCGGCACCGGGCTCGATCGCGGCGGGATCTACTGGGAGGGCAGCCTCTATCGCGTTTCCGGCACGTCGCTGATCCGGATCAGCGGCACGGGCGTCGTGACAACGCTCGGCACGATCCCAGGAAGCGAGCCGGTGACCTTCGATTATTCCTTCGATCGGTTGGCAATCGCCGGCGGTAACAATCTCTATTACTGGGACGGCGCCACGCTAACGCAGGTCACCGATCCGGATCTGGGCACCGTGCTCGATGTCGTCTGGGTCGATGGCTACTTCATGACGACGGACGGCGAATTCCTGGTGGTCACAGATCTCACAAACCCGCTCGCGGTCAATCCGCTCAAATATGGCACCGCCGAGGCCGACCCTGATCCGGTAGTGGCGCTGCTCAAGATCCGCAACGAGGTCTACGCAGTCAACCGCCACACGATCGAGGTGTTCGACAACGTCGGCGGTGATTTCTTCCCGTTTCAGCGCATAGAGGGCGCGCAGATCGAGAAGGGCGCGCTCGGGACGCACGCCTGCTGCGTCTTCGCCGAGCGCGTCGCACTGCTCGGCGGCGGCTTCAACGAAGGGCTCTCGATCTGGTCATGCTACAACGCCAGCGCCGTCAAGCTGGCGACGCGCGAGATCGAGCAGATCCTCGAGGACTACAGCGAGGGTGAACTGGCCGACGCGGTGCTCGAGCAGCGGATCGACAAGACCCACCAGCATCTCTACGTCCACCTGCCAGATCGCACGCTGGTTTACGACCAGGAGGCATCTCGCGTGCTGGGCCGGCCGGTCTGGTTCATTCTCACGTCAACGGTTGATGGCTTCTCGCGGTATCGCGCGCGCAACTGGGTGTATGTCTACGACAAATGGATCGCAGGCGATCCGACGAGCTCGCTGATCAGCTACGCATCCGACACGATCAGCAGCCATTTCGGGTCGGTCGTGCGGTGGGAGTTCGGCACGGCAATCATCTACAATGAAGCCAAGGGCGCGATCTTCCACCGCCTCGAGCTCATCCCGCTGACAGGTCGCGTCGCGCTCGGCGCGGATCCTCTGATCTGGACCAGCTACAGCGTCAACGGCCTGACCTGGAGCCAGCCACGCTATGCGCGCGTCGGCAAGATCGGCGACTATGGCGTCCGCGTCGCATGGCTCCAGCAGGGCCACATGCGCAACTGGCGCATCCAGCGCTTCCAAGGCAGCAGCGACGCCCACATCAGCATCGCGCGCCTCGAGGCCACGCTGGAAGGGCTGGCGTACTGATGGCTCAGCAGCAACTCAAGCTCACGCGCGATCAGCTCGGATCGTTCTTGAAGGACTTCGAGTCCATCAAGCAATTCGAAAAGCTGTTCGCGGTCGTCGACGCGATCGCGCCGGATGTTGCGAATGAAATCCTGAGTGAGGCGGCCGGAGCAAACGCCAGGGCGGCGCAGGCTCTGGGCCAGCTTGCCGAGTTCGCGCAGGCGGCGGCGATCTGCTGCGCGGCGGCCGAGGCCAAGGCGCAGGAGGCGCTGGACCGCCTGGCGGCCCTGGAGCGCGATTC